CGCCAATTCACGTTCTGCTTGTGCAACCGAATCGCGAAGTCTCTTATATTGGCCGAGATCAACGCGCTCATCTTTGTTGAGGACTTCGACTACGACTTTCGCCGCCGCAACCAACTTCTCAGCCGTTTCCTTTGTCAATGTCATAAATCCCTCCCACAGCGAAGACAGTACTGGCTCACCCATCCAAGCGAAATTGGGTGGTGGCCGAATAGCAGGCACCCAAGGCGATCCAGGAATCTCATCACCGTACTCCTCTCGCCCCTAGGGGCTACTACCTTGCAATTACTCTCCACTTCCATGCTACAAAACATTTAGGTCTGCGCTTCCGAGGCTTTACGAGCAGTCCCTTTCGCATCCTGTCCCACCAGCACAGAGTACAATCACCGCCGACGTTGCAATATCCTTCATTCAGGAAAGTCAGAGCCATCCATCACCGTACCTTTTCTCGCCGCCCACAGACGTGAGTAGCAGGTTCTCAAACCCTGTCGATTACAGCGAGAATCTTTACCGCACGATCTTCCGGTGTGATCCACGGCTCATCCAGTATCACAACTACCTTTGCGATGCGCGGGTCAACTGGCTTCGACTGAAGAGCTGCGTTGCGGCGACGGACGAACTCAATCACAGAATCACGAATCGCCTCCTCTTGTGACGCGCTCCACCGGGTAGTTAGATAGTCCAACTCTTTCTCGGTCGGCTTATCCAACTGAAATTGCGCCAGCGGAATGATTGCGTCGGCAAGGATGATCGGATCGTAAGTACGGTGCATAACTTCTCCGATCTTCTTCGGTACCCTCTTTTTTACCTCACTCAGTTCTGCCATGTGTTGCCTCCAATGCGGTTCACTTCACTGCCTTCATCTCGTACCGTATTCGGATGCCAAGTTTCCTGCGAATGAGCGCGGGGGGCTTGTGATCGTTGTGCTCCCATTGCCATACGCGCTGCCGAGTCACGCCAAGAGAACGCGCAAAATCGGCCATTGACTGCTTCCCACGGCGTTTTGTGACCATCGCTCCGATGTCCATTCTCCTACCGTAAAACTATTTCGCAACTTTGTCAACTTTTTTCTTGACAAGGTATCGAATGTCCGATACGCTGTATTTGTTGCACAGGAGATTACCCATGTACCTGCTATTCATCGTCCCGTCAATTTCGCTCATCGTTATGGCCGTGATGGAGATGGTTTCTGAGCTTCGCGGCGGAAAGTCCAACCTATGAACTGTCCCGTATGCGGAAGACTGGAATACGACTGTGAGTGCGAGCCGTCCGAGCCAATCCCGGAGATCGGCGGCGAAGACGAGGAGCAAGAGGAGCGGTCGGCACCTTCTTATCTCATTGAGGGGATGTCCCGCGAAAAGCTCGTCGCACTATGCAAGCGATGGGAGAAGGCCCACTGTGAAGTGGGGATCATCGGCAGTGAGTACTATGCCGACCCAGAGCGGGTGTTTCAGCGGGTGCGTGACCAACGGGACGCGCTCCACCGCGGTTTGATGCGCGCGATACGACGGGAGAAAGAGGCCGTGAAGAAGGACGCAGGCGACGAGCGGCTGCTGTGCGCCATATTCTTCGACGAGAAAGGAAAGGCGAGCTAATGCAATCGGATGCAGTCAGAGAGCTGGTGGCATCGGTGGAACAGGGACGACGCGCCATGAAGAATAGTGGTGGGATGAGAGACAAGCATATAGCACGGATTGACGCAGCCGTGGAAGCGGTCAAGGCGGAGGAGAAGCCGCACCGATTCAGGAGCTTTTACGTTGCGCCATGGTGGGCACTCATGGGCCCGTGCGCTGTAGCATTCTGCGGTCAGCCAGCCGACGCACCGATCCACCAGAAAGCAGGCAAGTGATGGCAGAATGGACTCATCAAGAACGCCAGACGGCGCACAATCAACTCTGCGACCCACTGCGGTTCAATAACGACGGCTCAATATGTTATACGGATGCTATCGAGCTTGCCTGCCAGCGGAACCGCGCTCTCGCGGAATCTAAGACTGCGAAGGGATGTCTGTCCTGCGAGGACGTAGCTGGAGCATTCAAACATCTGGACGCGGCCATCGCCGCCTGCACGGGGGACTCCAAATGACCCTCGACCCCGCCATCCACGCCGCCTGCATTCATGGCCTCAGAATCGTGCTGGAATGCTGCCTCGCGGTCTACGGCACATTCCTTGCCGTACTCGCTTACGGGATTTTTCGCGCCAAACGGTAACTCAACCCACCACAAAGGAGCATCATGGCATACGATCCTAAGAATCCGGCAAGCATCTTCGAGGAAGACAATCTCGCGCAGTTTGCCGCAGGACTTACCAACGCCTATGCGCTTCGTCACGGCTTAGGTGGCGACCCATGGCGTGAAGACGTGGGGGTTTGCATGGTCGCCTTGGAAGACACTCGGCAGGAGTTTGAGCGCACCTCTGAAGGCCAGCTATGAAAGATTATTACACTGGAATCCCAGAACAGCCGCTCGACGAAGAGGACGCGCCTGATTGCTCTACACCGTATCAGCGCGAATACGATCACGACAATGACCCGAACTTTGGCAACCGAGAGGAGAACGCAAATGAAGCGGCGTAAATGGCACTGCCCATCACGGATGAAGATTGCCGATTGCTGCGATGACTGCAAATCAGCGCGGCGCAAGCAGCAACGCATGTACCGCCTGCGTAAACAGGTGAAGCACCTTACCGATTGGATTCCCGGATGGTTGAGGCGTTGGGCATCGCGCAAGCAAGTGAGGCGCACCAAATGACCCGCTTGCTTGAACTGCCTGAGATGATGGATCGGCTGCAAACGTGCGTGACAGCACTCATGGAGCACGGCAAACAGCAACGCGCTCTGCTGGATCGCCTGTTGACCTGCGTACCTGGCCCGGACAGCAAGGGATACAAACTGGCCGAAATTATGAAGATTGCAGAGGAATGGAACCAAATCAGATAACACAGGAGAATCACAATGCTAACTTTTCCGGTAAAGGGTGGCGGCGACTTCAAGGGACTGCCAAGTGGTAGCTACATTGCTATCTGCGACATGGTTGTGTTTCTCGGACGTCAACCGGGAAGCGGGCTGTATCCTGACCCGAAGTTTCAGGTCTACATCCGCTATCAGGTGCCTTCCGAGCGAGTCGAGTTTGAGAAGGATGGGAAGAAGCAGGAAGGACCGTGCGTCATCGGTCAAGCGTTCACCGCATCCATGCACGAGAAAGCACGGGTGAGGAAGATTCTGGAGTCCTGGCGCGGTCGTGCTTTCACGGACGATGAGGCCGCTGTCTTCGACGTTGCCACGGTGCTCGGAAAGCCCTGCATGTTGGGTATTGTCGAGAAAGATTCCAAAGGAAAGACCTACTCGAACATCTCATCTGTTGGGCCGATGCCAAAGGGCATCCCTGCACCCAAAGCTGAGGGAAAACTTATCTACTATGCTCCTGACGATGTGAGTCAGTTCGATTTCCTTCCCCAGTGGATCAAAGAGAAGCTGGAAGGACAGGTCAAGCCGCACGAACAGCGCAATACGACGGCCCCTGAACCTGGCGATAATCCCCCTGCGGATTCCTATACTGACGCCGACTTGCCTGACAACATGCAAGACGATGGCGAGATGGTAACAGGGGATTCTGTTCCCTTTTAGGAGGTATTATCTTAATTCCGCATACATTTACGAGACAGGGACATGCGTACCGGGTTCGCGGTAATTACGTTCTGTCTACCTCAGACATCCTCTCAATGAATGGGCTGTGCTTGTTTGATGGAGTTCCATCTGAGGCCGTGCATCATGCGTCAGAACGTGGGCGCATGGTGCATGAGGTAATCCAGTGTATCGAGATGAAAGTTGCTCTCCCACCAAGAACAAAAGAAGCGCAGGAAAGAGTAGCGGCGTACCTGCGATTCAAGCAGGCTACCGGCTTTGAAGTGTGCGGCCCGATAGAGAGAAGCCTGGTTTATGAGCATCACGCAACCAACATGCTCATCGGTGGTACGCCGGACATGATTGGACGAGTCGGGAGTGAGGTTTTCGTTGTCGATATGAAAACCTGCTTCCGTCAATCCGGCAAATCGAAGATGATGAAAACCTTTGAGTGGAGACTACAGACGCAAAGTTATCTGGAAGCTCTACAGGAAGACAAAGAATTATGGACGAAGTTGGGCAAACAAATGAAGCGAGCCGTTTTGCATCTCCATCCTCAGTGCGGAATAACAGTACGCGGCGGCCCTCGGCTGGGTTATGAATGGATGCCGTTTGAGATGGACGACACTTTTGCCTGGGATGCTGCGGTAACAATGGCGTCCCTCAAGATTCAGAATGGCTATAAAGTACCTGAGAGGAAGTAACATGATTGATTTTATGGATTGGGAACTAGCAGCCGGGAAGTACAAGGAAGAGGACGCTGTGCCTGAACCTCCCTTCGACCCTGAGTTGGGGATCACTGACGCCGATCTTCCTGATTGGTGGAAGAAGATGCAACAGGAGGCGCAATGATGTACGACTGGGGAGCGTTCTGGACGATACTCGCGTTTCTGGCGTGGGGTGTGGGCTGCTTCTGGTGCGGGATGCAGGCAGTGCGCTCACGACTGAAATCATGGTGTGACGCGCATATTCTAGCCGTGGAGACGCACCACGACGCTGGCTACAATGATGCGCTGGAAGAGGTAAGCCGCAGCGTGTTTGGATTCAAGGTATGGATCGCAACTTCAAAGCATGGGGAGATTTGAAATGAGCAAACCGAAGATGGAAGTCCACGAAGCGATCCGTAAGGCAATCACGCGCCGCTGGTTAATTGGTGCAGAGATACAGACCTATGTGCGCCTGTTTAGCGGCAAGTGGCTCAGTGAGGGAAGCATAACGAGACGGCTGAGAGAATTGAAGGAACCACGCTGGGGCGCTCACAGCTACACTTGCCGTTACCTGCACACCGACACGGTACGCAGACACGAATACAAGCTGGGGGCGTGATGAGCTATCACGACTTGAGCGATTCAGGCATGTCACCTGAAGCGATGCGCGACGAAGCCACCCGCCTCTGTGACATCATCCGGCCTGCGGTTGGCGATTACACGATGAGGCAGAACGAACTCAAATTCGTGCTTGAGATCGCCGACAAACGCAAGCCCGTGAGCGTCAAACAACTCTTCTGGTTACGAGACCTGAAAGACAAATACCTATGATCCCCCGCCCTCGGTTCCCGGTGCGCGATGGATTCATGTGTGCTATGATGAATTTGTCCTAGCCGCCAGGTGAAGACATTTAGCCGTGGGGTTGCTCCTTCGGCGAGGTGAGGGGGAGGCCCAAAACTCCCCTTTCACCGCCTTTTTTGGGAAAGGAACGCATGAATTGTCCCGAATACGAACTGATTATGCAGATTGCATGGCGTGACTGTTTGCTATGGTCTGTCACCTCCAAAGACCCAGATTTTCTCGCTATGTTTCGTGCAGAGAATGGATTACCCCCCTCTCCCCGTACCCCATTGGACGCGATGATTGATGATGCAACCGGCGTCATGGATGGCGTTGGTGAGAAGTATATCGAGTGGTTCAACAAGAATGTGTGGGGAGATTCTGCGGTGCTTCCTCCGAGCGATGAGGAGGTTCCGTTTGCCTAATCCGTGGTTTCGCTTGTATTCAGAAATCGTCAATGATGCGAAAGTCCAGATGCTCTCAGAGGCTATGCGCTGGCGGTGGATTGCTATTCTCTGTCTGCGATGTGAGGAAACACTTGAAACGTTACAGGAACGGCAGATTGCGTTTCGTCTGCGCGTTACCGAAACAGAGCTTGCCGAGACAAAGGCTGTTTTCATCGAAAACGGATTCATTGATGAGCGGTGGAGTATTGAAAACTGGAACCGCAGACAGTTTATTTCAGACAGTTCTACAGAGAGAGTTCGCCGCTTTCGCGCCACGCGCGCCGCCACTTCCATTGACTTGGAACAGGATGAAACGTTACATGGAACAGATGGAAACGTTACTGTAACAGCACCAGAACAGAACAGAACAGATACAGACTCAAAACAGAAACAGAAGAAGGCAGCCGCAAGCGGCTTTGTTCTTCCTGATTGGGTTGACTCAGAGGCTTGGCAAGGCTTTGAAGAGATGCGCCGGAAAGAGCGGCATCCCCTGACCGACCAGGCGCGGAAGTTAGCGGTGAGAGAGCTTGAGTCTTTGCGTCTTCAGGGGAACGATCCTGTACAGGTTTTGAATCAGTCAACCCTCAAGGGTTGGCGGGGGCTTTTTGCGGTAAACAACGGAGGCAACAATGGAACGAATCACGGCAGCGGATTTAACGAAACACGGGCGGAGCGCAATGTCCGCGAAGCCCTTGCACTCATGGATGCTGAACAGGCTCAAGCTGCTGGCGGAGATGCTCACGGTGCAGCCTCCATCGGCTGAGGGTCTGCGACGCCTTGCTGGGGCAATTAGTGGGTTCTCGCAGGAGGCTATCGACCAAGGATGCAAGGTTCTTGAAGACACTCCACAGCCGGAGTTCCGTCGTATGCCTACGCCAAACGAATTGGAGGTTGCTTGCCGGAACGCTGCACAGCAGAAGAGAGTCCACCAGCAGTTCTGCACCATTTGTGAAAATGGATGGGTTACAGAAATGCGCAACGTGCCAGCATATAGGAACCTCCCTGGCGGAGCATCTACGAGCTACGTTCGCCGATGCCCAAACGGATGTGTACCGGGGGCCGCATGACCGAGCGCGAACCGAGCAGCGGAAGGACGCGATGTACAGGATGTGGAGCGTTCCTGCGTCGCAGTCATGCCGCAACAGGGATATGCGACCCGTGCCTAAGCAGACAGAGCGCAACAGAAGAGGCCGACGCGGCTGCAAGGGAATGCGGATGGCAACCGGATAAGCAACTGAAGACGTATTCTGGGGAAGTTCACACTGCCTCCGTTCTGCGTTTATTGCCGCGCCCTACGGCACACTATGCACCAAAGACTCGGCTACCCTATCGGGAGGCGGTTGCATGGTTTCAGCGAGGATACATACAGGAAGTGTTGGCGCGGAGATGCGGGAATCAGAGCGAAGCTGCGCGTGAGATGGGGATACACCGCAACGCATTGAATCGCACAATGGCGATTCTGGGAATGAGGTAATTCAATGATCGCATGTTTATGTCAGCACGGAATCATGGTCGCAGGGTATGACGACACACTCGCAGACGAAGATGATCTTCGTGAGGCTGCGGCTGCATATACTCTCGAACGGCGGGAGTTCCTGGTATTCGGGGGCGAATGTGCGCCATGCAAAGAACGCTATCTAGCAAACTGCAAACTGCTAGGGATAGAGAGATGAGCGATGCGTAATTTACGAAGACCGTGGGGATGGCCGTGGAGATACATCCTGCGCGCTTTATGGATGGGGATGACTCACCCATTCTCTACAGAGAATGACAGGCAACTGTGGGCATGGAAGCAGTTGCGCCAACTGGAAAAAGAGGAGGCTGACGATGCCTAAGCTACAAAAGAAACTAGAGTCTGCAATCCGATGGGGCGTAAGGTGGCGCAATACTGGAGTTAGCCCCGCCGAACACATCATGTACGAAAACCGTCTTCCTGTTCTATTTCGGACTCGCTCTGAAGCAAGGGCGTGGATTGACCAAACATTCGGCTATATCCGAAAACGAAAAGACCTGCGTAGCTATCCGTTCTGCTGGCGTATCCCGCAACCGATTCGGGTGAAAGTTGTCGAGGTGAAGGCATGACCTCACCAGACATGCACGACGAATGGCTGAATAGACCGCGTGGCCTGCGTCACCTGGGCTTCGCAGAGTGGCTTCAGCGCGATTCGGGGGTAGTAGGAGGCCATCCAAAGGCTCCCGACGCGCCTAGACCCCCTCAGCGGCCCCGCAGCAAGGCTCCCAAGAAGAGTGTTCCACGTGGAACAATGCCCAAGAAGAAGAGTCCTGGCGAAGAGGGGCTTGTACTGGCTTTCCGGGCAAACGGAATCACCGATTATGAGCGCGAGTACCAATTCGACCCTAAGCGTCAGTGGAAGTTCGATTTCGCTTGGCCGGATCGTCACCTTGCCGTAGAAGTCGAAGGGGGTACCAAGTTCGGCAAGTCCCGCCATTCGCAAGGGGATGGATTCGAGGATGACTGCCGGAAGTACGGAGCCGCTACAATACAGGGCTGGGCAGTTCTGAGATTCTCAACCAGAATGGTCTTATCTGGAGAGGCTAGAGATTTAATTTTAGGGCTATTGCGGTGATGTATAATGGGGTTGTGGAGGCGCGAACCTCCTCACATCTCAAGGCCATGGAGGGCCGATCAATGACAACCCCACAAGAGAATTATATCCTCTCCGATTCAGACCAAACCCGATTTTGGGCAAAGGTGGAGAAAACTGATTCCTGTTGGCTCTGGAGTGGAGCGACGCTCCCGAATGGATACGGGGTATTCTATCTCCGCCGGAAAGTGATGTATGTCCACCGTCTTTCATTCTTCGCGCACAACGGGTTCATTTCGGATCACCTGGTCGTAGATCACATTTGCCGTACACGAAACTGCGTCAACCCCGATCACATGCGGGAACTGGAGCGTGGGGAGAATGTACGCATTGGGATCTCCTATGGTTCGACATTGACGCACTGTGCTTGGGGACATCCCTTCGACGCTGAAAATACTCGGTATGCGAAGGCGCGTGGATCACGGATGCGTGTCTGCGCGATATGCCATAAGCGGCGCAACCAGGAATATAGATTGCGTTTAGGGATGATCCCACGCCGTTTCAGTGCGACTCAAATGGTGGAGCGCGGCGATGCCATCCGTGACATTATGGGGCTGCTGCCATGATCCCAAAGTATTTCGTTGCCCACAAGCCTGCGGTCAAAGTGTTCCCCGGTGGCCGTGAGGTCTGCCAACTGAAAGTGAAGGCTGGGAAGCAGGAGTATTACACGCGCACGTTTCTCATGCTCCAACGCCAGAGATTTCTTTGTGCCGTGTGCCACGAAAACCTGCATCCCATCTGGGCAGAATTTGACCATGAGGCCGGTAGAGGATCAGGCGGTGGGCATAGGGATGATCGTATCGAGGTTGACGGGCACTGGCAGAATGCCGCCTTGTGCCGACAATGCAATTCAGAGAAGGGCAGCAAACGGTATCACTGGGTTGACGGCGTGTACGTCCCGGTGCCCAAACAGTAACTCCCCCATTGCTGAGGGAGTCCTGTTGCCTGATTTGTCCGCGCACCTCCCGGGAGAAAGATGGTAGACCTGGGTGTGAATTGCAGCGTGACTCTCATGGCTTTGTACTTCGCCTTGCGGCTTCTCTCCACCACGGCCCGGATTCCCCGCTAAGGGATTACCGCTTTACGCTGCAAACCCTTCCCCGCGCAGACCGTAAGCCAAGGCCCAAGAAGCAACGGTCACTAACCGTCCATTGGCTCCGGCCCGCGACGGGAAACTTGGAGCCGCTAGCACATCAAAGTGCCGCTCTGGATTTCACGCCGTTCCGGGGTACTCACAAACCTTCCCCCGTCTATCAGTGCATCGCGGCAAACTTGTTACGGGATCGGTACGGGGGCCGGAGTGGGGTTCTGAACTTCCTGGACAAGCGCCGTGACCGCTGCGGCCACGTTCACATCCTGCTGTGCCGCCGTGGCGATGGCCGTAGCCTTCTGGTAGGTGCCGGTTGCCTTCGCAATGGCGACGGTCTGGTTGATGGCCAGCCCGACGATCTGCGAGGCCGCGGAAGCGTATGCGGCATTCCCGCCCGTCAACACGCCAGCGGCTCCTGATGTTGCCGCCGCGAGCGCGTCCTGGGCCATCTGAGCCTTCGTTGCACCGCTGGCCTTGTCGCCGACGATGGACTGGAGTCCGTGGATGATTGCGGGCAAAAGCCCGAGTGCCATACTAAGCCAATTCATGTGATTCTCCTATTTCGGGGTTGCGGAAAGGGACTCTCCGGTATTATTGACATTCCCATCGTTGATTGCATGGGCGACTGCTGTAGCGTCGGCGTTCTTGGTAATCAGGCCGACCCATGCGCGGCAGAGTGCGGTGAGCAAGCTGCATCCAGCCATGATCTTCGCCAGCAGTGCAGCGGTCGAAGCTGGGGCCGTGGCAATGTAGGGGGCCGTAAATCCCATCACTGTCAGGCACGTTACAGTGATAAAACTCAAGATGCCCGTCGCCGTCGATTTCCAGTCGTGATTCATAACCCCTCCAAATTGTTGCAGCGGGCCGGGCTTGATACCGGCTCAGATCAATGGGAAGTTACCGCCGACGATGAAACTGCAAGCCACTTGGTTCAGTTCGCTCTACCGAAAACATCAGAGGCAGGTGTTCCTGCGCGGTTTGTTCGGAGCCTGGCGAGATCGTAGAAGTGCGTTGGCCTTATTCCTCCCGAACCTCATCGTTGTGTGATCTCTACGTTTCGCGTTTCCTTTCACGCCGCCGCTGCATCTCCATGTTACACCGTTTCTGCCGTCTGTCCAGAGTGAAATTCCTTTTACTGCGTCCAATCCAAGTAAAGCAATCCAACTAAAACTTTACTGCTCCGCCACAGCCTGTCCGCTGAATTGCGCCGCTGTCCATGCGTTCCGTCCGTCCCCGATGCCGTTGCGGTGCGACTCAGCCGCAGCCGTCGTCCCATCGCCAGCCTGTACCGCTGCCAGCATTCGAGGGTAGCCGTCCAGCAGCCCTTTGAGGCCCAGATTGAACGCCATGTCCAGTAGGGCCATCTTCCACGAATCAGGCAACACCTCAAAGCCCGGTATCCCCGCCGCCAACCCCTTATCCAGCGCATCCAACTTCGCCAGCAGCAGCGAATCGCCGTCTGAGGGGAGCATTACAGGGCATCCCGAATACTCGTAGGAGGATGCCAGACGCCCCGCAGTCATCGCGGACACTGTTTCCCATGCCGCCGCCTTCTCCTGCTCCGTACAGGGAACTGTCCCGCCGGGAAGGTACATCGTGAGCGACTGGGCAATCAGCGCGGACTCGACAAGAAAGCCAACCCAGACCGTGACGTTGCCGCGTGTATCCAAGTAAAACCACGGCACACACCCCTCAAACTGCTTCACATAGGGCAGGTAGGCGAGTTGGTACGGCTGTGTCATTAGTGTATTCCTCGCGGGAACCACCATCCGATAATTGCTGCTAATGTGCCTAACGCTCCCATAGCTCCAGACCAACCAATTACCTTCCACTTGAATTGCTCTAACGCAGCCATTCTCGTGCTAAGTGGGGACAACATCTCGGTTCTTTCTTTCACGAGAGCCATGTCCACCATCATGGTAGTAAGGGTATCCCCGTGAGAGGTGACTAGCTTCAAAATCTCTTTGATCTGATCGCCGCGCATCTCTAGAAGCTGCTCACGGAGTCGCCTGATTTCTGCTTGCTCTGCACTGTCGTCCATGTCCATCCTTCCTCCGGTGCTGCGTCCCTCGCCTCTCGGCTTGCGCTTTACCTGCACAGAGGGCAGTGCTAGTTACTCCTACTTCACAACCTTGCAATACGACGACTTCCTGTACAGATGCCTCAACCTGCGATGCTGACACTCGTCTATAAACATCCGATAAGCATGTACCTGCGCCTTGCTTGCTCTCTCATGGTACTGCTGCTGGCGCACGGTCGGCGTAGGCGGTGCGAGTAGCGCGAGAAACAAGATAACGTGCATGGTAGCTCCTACCATCCTTCTATAACAGCAGTTCCCACCGACCAGGAAGTTGCTGATGTCAATGTAACTGAGGATGAGGATAAACTAGTAACGGTTACCCCTGTGGATAGATTGTTGGAATAGAACACGCCTTGAGGCCCTGCAAATGTTGGAAGTGAAATAGTAACTGTCCCTACGCACCCTCCACTACTCCCAAAAATAGCCTTGTGATATGTAGGAGTGGGAAAATTCGCGCTAATGGATGAGACAAATTCATACCATACCAACCCTGACACTGAACAGCCCGAAGTACCGCCGCCTCCGAATGCAGGAGGGCACCCCGTCCCATCCGTCAAGCAAACGGTGCTAGCACCAATGTGGGCCGTACCTTGCAGATAGGTATCCGTGATGCTGCTATTGCCTATCGTGGTAGTGTTACTGCCGTGGCCTACGGCCTGATTGCCAATCACATTTTCGTTGGTATCGCCGTCGGCAAGAGCCTCCGTGAAATAGCCGTCGTAGAGGCTGTTGCTTGAAGTTGCATTGGCTGTTACTCCGTCTGCGATAAAGCGACCAGCATTCAAACCATTAGCCGTATTATTATAGCCTGTGGTGTTGGAATAGAGAGCATTCATACCATTAGCCGTATTAGAATTGCCTGTGGTGTTGGAAACGAGAGCACTCAAACCATTAGCCGTATTATTATAGCCTGTGGTGTTGTAAACGAGAGCATTCAAACCATTAGCCGTATTAGAATTGCCTGTGGTGTTGGAAGAGAGAGCTTGCGAACCATTAGCCGTATTAAAATTGCCTGTGGTGTTGGAATAGAGAGCATTCATACCATTAGCCGTATTAAAATTGCCTGTGGTGTTGGAAGAGAGAGCATTCATACCATTAGCCGTATTATTATAGCCTGTGGTGTTGGAATAGAGAGCATTGAGTCCGCTGGCCGTGTTGTTGCTACCGGTCGTGTTGGATGGCAGTCCCCCCCCGATATTGGCATTAGCACTCCCGAACCAACTGATCGGAGCACCATTGACAATCGGCGTCGTTACCGATGTGGTCGCGGCAAACGTTGGCGCTGTTTGTGGGCCGTTGGTAAACGTATTCGCCGCATTCAACCGAGGCACATTGCTGGCCGCGATGCCGCTGCTTACGGCGTTGCCACTACCATCACCTGAGAGAAGATTGGACGTGGAGGCTATGGCAGATGAAGTCAGATAAGTATTCGTGTCCAGCGCGAACGTCCCCGACGCCGACATTTTTACAAACGGTGTGCCGCTTGCCCACGTTGGATAATTCAACGCGCCCCAACTGCCTACGGTCGGTATCGCTGTGTTGCAGTTCAGCAGCGTCCCCGACGAATTGTAGGTGCACATATCGCCGTTTGTATACGTCCCTGGGAGTAGGCTCAGGTTCGCTTGACGTGCCGCCGCTGCTCCGTAAGCGTCATACACGCTGGCCCCGATTGCCGTCTGGATATTAGCTGAGGTTGCCGCCGTGATCGCTGTGCTACTAGAAAATGCCGCGATATTTGGGCTTACGGGAGAGCCGCTGGTTGTGACCGTCCCACCGCCGCTTGTCGGAGCAATCCAACTACGCGTCCCTCCTGTAGTGGAGGAAAGCACATAACCGTTTGTTCCGGGATTGCCGAGCGCGGGTTCAAATGAGGCAGCAGAATATCCGCTGGCCTGAATAGCTCCACCTGTCCAAACCTTATAAAACTCACCGGCATTGCCAGCGTACTGAGTCAACGACGCAATGCGGAATATCCCATAATCGCCTAAAACATTCGGCCCCAATCCCGGATTACCCTGTTGTCCGAATGCAGTGCGTCCTCCTGTGGTCTGCCAGTTTACCCCGCAAGTTGTACAATTTGCGGATTCGCTGGTCACTATATTCAGATTCGGGCCTGCCAATGTCGCTGTTGCTGGCGTGGTTCCATGATGCCCGCGCGTGATATTGTAGATACTGTTTCCGCCGCTGGTATGATCGAAAGTATATCCAATTTCTTCTCTCGCCGCAGTGACCATGTGACCCGTAATCGGTACCCCAGCCAACGTCGCTATCTGCATTGTGGTATCGCCTGAGTTCAATTGTGCCGTCAGTACCGGGTCTGAGGTTGCAGTCACCGGAGCCTGCCAGATAGAGTCGGTTGGGCAAGTGTCCGACGCATAGCACTGTACATTGAGCGCAGAGTTCACGTTGAGTGTGTTGGCGTCCACAATCGTCGGCGCAATCGGTGACCCCAAAGGTAGATAGCCAGTGAGCAGTTGGTGGCCGGTAGTCCAGTTACTCGGTAACAGGCTCCCTACCGATGTATTCGTGGGTGATGTCAATAATCCATACTGACTAAATGTTCCGAGTGCTGCTTGCGCCTGTGCATTTGTCTCTAAAGTAATTGCAGAGCTTTGACCATTGCCATAAAGTGGGCCTGTAACTGGAATTGCAATAGGCTCAGTCGAGGTTATTACTCCTGCTGTTGTCACCCCGTCGTCAAGATGCCCATTCCCAATCGTCGATGCGCCTGTGAGTAGTGAATAATACCCCGTTGTCCCTGTGCCGGTGACGGGGTTGGTGAGCGCATTTTGTTTTGCATTGAATGCGGCCCAGTCAATGTGCGATAGGTAGCCATCCACTGAAGAAGTAGCCTGAGCCATCGCGCAATTCACGCTCGATCCGCTCGTCGTGCAATCCACCGGGGCCGTGGCCGTGACCGCAGTGAGCGTGCCGGGATTCGGTGTTGCCCCAATGATTGACCAGCCTGTAGCCGCTGACGCTCCGCTGCCGTTCGATTGGATGATGATGTACTGATTTTGCGCCGTCAGATTCACAGCCGCCGCGCCGTCAATCGTCTGCCCCGCCGCTGCGGTGATGGTTACAGCATTAGCCGAGGAGTCCGTTTTCTTGAAGACGTATATCTGCCCAATGGGGTAGGTAGAAGCCGCAGCCTGGGTCACTGGGGCCGTTGGGTTGCTAGGCGTAGGGAACGATGTAAAGGTTCCCCCGATAGTCGCCACGGGCAACGTCGCATCGGGAAGAGTCAGCGAGATCGCGCCAGAGGTCGCGTTGGCAAGGTAGTTGAAGCCTCCGCCCGTGCCGGAAACAAACGTGATACTCTGCGATGTCGTGACGGGAATGTTCCCCAGCGCGAGTCCGCCGAGAGAGAAGACGCCGTTGAGGTCTTGCACCGCGCCCGTGGTGGATACGTCGCCGCGCCCGGTAATTGTCGAGCTAACCACAACGGGAGCTTGGATTTTCTGCGCTCCATCTGATTCATTCGGCTCAGTGAATTGTGTTGGCTCATAGAAGTACCACGGAAGGCCAAAGAAGCCCGTCTCTGTGCCATCAACCGAGCCAGAGGCCACAACCCCAAACTGCGTCCCCGTGGGCTGCTGTACCACCTGCGAGGCTGTTGGAGCCGTCTGTACGCAATCGGGGCAGGATGCCGTAGGAGTCAGTCCGCCGGTGATGTGGATAGGATCGACCCCCAACACGCCATTGACGCCGCCATTGACGCCTGGTGGCCCCTGTGGGCCGGTCTGCACCGTCACCTGTGGCGCAAGGTTGGGCGGGTAGTTGTCCAGATTGCAGGTTCCCGCTTGGCACCAATCGCCAGCGTTGAGAGCAGTGTAGTGGGGTTGGAGGCAGTCGTAGCCTTTCACGATCCCCGGAACGACCAGCTTGAAGCAGATGTTTGCTGGGCTGGTCTGTGTCGTGTCAGGAACGGCAATGGTAAACGCGCCAGCCGTAGAGAGAACTTGGATCATCGCAGCCGTGGTTGCGCCGCCGCCGGACATTCGGTAGGACGTTGGAAGTCCGCTCGAAAGTGTAGGCTGAAACATCACCACGCCGCTGTACTTATTCTTCGCCGAATCTTGCAGCTTGGTCGAAGTGATAGTGACCGTCTGCGCGGATGCAATACTTGCGGTAAGGATGACGAGCAACGGGATGAGACGTTTCACTATTGAACCTCCCACCATGCAATAAGCGATCCGCCTGTATCGGTCTGCGCGGAGTAGTACCAACCGGCGGGCAGGATGAACGACACGTTGCGCGCCCCCGTCCCACCAGACCCGGCGTGTACATCCACAATCTGGGATGACGCTGCCCCGGATGTGCTCGCAGCGTACAGCGTGAATGTTCCGCTTGAGGGTTGGCTATAGGCGATCTTTACGAAGCGCGGAGTCGTGCCGGTGTTCTGATAGACCGATCCGAGACTGCGACCGCTGGAGGTGTAGTTGGTAGCCGTCCCGAACGGAACTTTTGCCTGTACGAATGCGGTAGTGGCGACGTTCGTGGTGTTATCTCCCGCCGTCGGAGTGGTTGCCGTCAGCGTGGTAAATGCTCCGGTGTTCGGCGTGGTTGCCCCGATAGCCCCAGGTGCGCCCCAGTTGACAGACATCGTAGGATTCGCCGGGTTGATATTCGTCGCGTCGCCATAGACGCTCTCAACTACACCCGTTGCCAACGCCACGCCCGTACCCGCCGCCGTCTTGCAGGTCACGGTGTACGCGCCGGTGCAGTTGTTTGCGACCAGCCACATGCCAGCGATGTTCGGGAATATCAGGCTCAAGTCCGCGCTCAACGTGCCAGAGATAACGATGATCGGCTTGCCGTATTGCGCGGGCGTCAGCGTCACGTTTGCGCTCGTCATGGCCACGGCTGCAATGCCGTTCGTCGCGTCGGGAACCCAACCCGTCGGCGTAGAGCCTTCGGGATCGTTAGAGTTATTGTCCGCCGTGTTGAGCCAATAGCCCGTGCCATCCGTCCGCATCACGCGGGCACCCTTCGGATAGCCTCCCACCGCAGCGGCGAACGTGCCATCGAACGGGAAACCACCACCCGCGCTATACCAGACGGCGGGCGCGGTTGCGGCCTGCAAGATGCCGTTCATGTCCAGACCAGACGGCGGTACTCCCCCAGATGCAATCGGGGTGCGCGTAAGCGGCGGGAATCCATCGGTGTACGATGCCGCGCCGGGGGTAATGCCGATCTGCGAGGGAACGGGAATCACGTTTACCGCGCCACTATCCGCGAATGGTACAGTCAGCTTACTTGGTGCTGCGCTCAATTCCATCACATACCTCGTGTTTAGTTGATTGTGGCTGTTGCCTCTTGGCTAATAAATGGTGCAGACCCAAACGGGGCCGCTGTTATCGTTCCCGCCTCCGAAAATCCGAATGCTGGGAGCGCAATTTGTATCATTGTAGCATCCACCCCAGCCGGTCTAAGCATGATGCCGGACTGCGTAACGATGGCAAATTGCAGGGGCGTGAGGATGGATTCAAAGGTGTAACGAATCATCATATTGCCCAGATCGTTGAGGTAGCAACGCAAGCCGGGAAACACGTTTCGCAGTAGTTGATTGATGGCCGGAGCGGTAGCCGATGAGATGTTGCTCAATGCCTTCGCCATGATGAGCGTCCGGTAAGAATCGTCGGAGAGAAGATAGGTCTGCGTGGCCGCGTCTACTCCATCCCAGAACGGCTCTTGCCCAAACGGGAAAGTATCCACCGCGCCAGTCTGAAAGCCAAAGTAACTGCCAGCGGAGGGGATAAGTAGGCTGCGCGAGATTCCCACTATGCGGCCCCAGATGTCCAACCCAAAGCCTTGCGCAGTAGATACGTCCCAAACGTACGAAAAGAAGGCGTCAATATCCGCATCGGGTCGCACGTATTCATTCATGTTGTGGATGAGTCGCAACATGGTTGGGGAATTGCTATATTCCGAAATTATCGTTTTCTCTACGTCTCTCATGGCGTGACCAAAACGACCGAGATGTTTGCCGCAGTGATTGATGGAGCCTGGTCAATCCCAACCTGCTGCTGCAATCCCGTTGGCATGGAGGATGCGCCAACAAACGCACTCAGGATCAGCACATTCGGCGCAACACTCGCAATCGCGCCGTAGTAGTTTGTGGAGAGAATCAGCGATCCAATCCGCGCCAGAGCCGCACCGTTCGCGCCGGTGAATTGAGCGATGATCGCATCCTGGATTAGGCTCACGATGTTGTATGGGAGCGATGGGCTGTTGACGATCTGTACGGCGAAGTAGATTGGAAGCGCAGACGGTCGATTGAACTTCACTGCATAGCTCGGCTGCGGATATTCGTACCCGCTGGGGTCAATCACGGTCACGGACGTATTGCCGTTGTAATTGCAGCCGCCGTCCTTCTTGCCCCAGATGGCTTGTGCAATCGCCGTGTCATCACCGCCCACCACCGCAACGTAGATTGAATGCGGCGCAAGAGGGTAGTTTGTCGAGCCTTTGTCCACAACGGTGCTCAGAGGATTGTCTATTGCATAGCAATCACTCACGCCCGACACGGCGAAGACGTTTGCATAGATGGACGGCAAAGTTCCCTGCCCATTGATCGCAACTGAGTTCTGACGGCGATACTCAAACTCGGCTCGGCTCTCAACATTGTTCCCCAGAAACGCGCTCGGTACACCGTAGGCAAGCGTGGGATTGTTGACCGAATCCCAACCTGATACGGCCTGGTAAACTTTGGTGAGCGTGTTGTCTGGGCAGGGGATCGGGCCGGTAACGATGTTCTGAAATACGCCCTGCACCGTCCCGGTCGAGCCGATGGTCACGGTAGCCATGAGCGTGTAGCTGTTGCCGGACGTGTCCTGGGCCTGCGTACCGGATGGCACCACAGCGAACACAGCACCGCCTAGCGTCGCCGTTACCATTGTTGCGGTAGCAGGCTGGCGCGTCATAAAGTAGATGCGTCCTATGGCATCCTGGAAGCGGCCAGAGGCGTACTGGGGATCGACCTGATTGGTCACATAGGCGATTTCGCTGTTCTTGTCCGCAATGATGGCCGTCTCACTTGAGGCAAGCTGTCCCTGCGGAGTTTCGAGCGCGGGATTGACTCCGCCCCCAAAAGCTATCGAAATATCTTGCTGTACCCCTGCCAGAATATCGCTCTCCTGAGGAAGAACAACCCCTTGAGGAGTCCACTGAATCTGAGGGACACTTGTTGGATTAGGCATTTTCCCTACTTCCGCGACCAAAACGTCCATCTGGCCCGCGCAATCCGTCTAGAATACGACATTGGTTGTTCCCCCCGATGAATCCGTAAACTGAATCGCGCCCGTCACACTGCGGGCGTTGAATGACCCTATTATAGTCTGTGCTGTCACCACTTCCGGCACCGTCAGAGCGGCGTTCGATATGAGAGCCTTGAGCAAGGATGCCGGGGGAAGCATCCCAAGCACCTCAGTCCAGTACGGGATGCCCTTCGTCGTGTCGTAGTAGCACTCGCCGAGAAACAGGCGCACCGCACTGGCCACGTCCTGCGCGAGCGAATACGGCTCAGATGCAAGCGCAATGTTCCCGTTGCTATCGAGGCACAAATCCCACTGCGCCCGCGAGAGTAAAAGTGTATTCATATCACACATCCCATCGCTACCTGTTTCATGTTTATGGCCGCGTTGAGCGTGGACAAGGTGGATGCTATTGCCGCCGATGCTTCCGTAACGGCATCAGTGATGCGTCCCAGTTCGGTCACGAGAACGGCCTCTTGCAGTACCAGTTTATTGTAAGGCCCCGCGTATGTGTTGAGCATAGCCACCACACAATTCATAACTGCGGTTGGCGTCGTAGGAGGACTTTCAATGAAGGCCGCGATGGGTGCGAGATAGGCCAGTGCCGCCGTGATGTCCGATTGCATCGTGGCAATGTCGCCTGTAGCCTTCGTAGAAATAGCCGTCAGTTCGGTAGATGAAGCCGCCAGATATTCCGCTGCCTGGATAACCAACGCCTCTAGTGCTTGGCATGAACTGGCATCTGCTAAAAGGCCGTTTACCTCACTGTCGATAGCGTTGAGTTGCGCTGTCAGGCCATTTAGTTGAGCTATTATCGAGTTGAAATAGGCGATGTTCATGATATGTCGATGATTATCCCGTCTTGCACTGTTACTGTTTTTCCGTCAGAGGATGCGAAGATTCCGCTATCTCCCGATCCAACATGCAGGTTGTCTGTAGCGTTGGCGTCTCCCGTCATAATGATGCCATCCACCGTGCCATCCATAGCGATTGTCGGGGCCGTGATTGCTACCGTTGCAGGCGACACAATCGAGATTCCCGCATCCGTAAATAGGATGTACTGCAAGGGAGTTCCGTTGAGCAAGCCGCCGACATAGAGCGCATCTCCAAGATCGTATTGCCGGTAGCTGCCCGGATTCGCTTGCGCCTTCGTCGATTGCACCTTGCTTATGTCCCGGCTGGCGAACACCGCGATTCCAATGTCTCCCACTTGCGGGTCTATGATGACTGCGTTCGAGCCGCCCTGAATCCGCATGTAAGGCACGTCGTAGATGGTCACAAACGGAGTCGGATTCGGAGGGTTGCTCCCGTCAATCTGATTCACCATAGGCCGGACATCTACCGTCCCAACTGGCGAGAGTCCACCGTCATTCGAGCAAGCCATCACCTCCACCAATGTCGCTGTCTGCATTTTGGCCAGAGCTTGCCTGATTGCAAAACTGACATTGTTGTATTCGCCCGACGTTGTAGTAGGACGAAACGAACCGAGAGAAACCGAATTAGGTTGAACTGCCATCGTCGTTTTTCGTCCCTATAACCGTTGACTCCCACCGTCCACCGGGCTTCTCACTTTCAAGCCAATGGTCGATAGATGAAACAAAGAACTTCCCACACGCGCGGGGTAGGCTGGACACAACCTGAATATGTCCACCGAACATGATTGCAGGATTGAAGAGCGTTTTTAGCACCACGCCGAACGCATCGAATGTGGGATATCCGATCAGCCCCGTAGTGGGGGAAATCAGAGCCATCGTGTTGAACTGTCGCGGCATGTTGCGCGGGCAGATGGCAAGGATTTTATCGTCGATGTAGATGTCGATTCCCGCCGCCTGCGCGAGACTCATGGCCTGGTCATGCAATGTCCCAGAGAGCGCCACCTTTGCCATCTGCGTACTGACTCCATTGTTCTCAAAAGTCAGTCCCATCGCATTCGCAAGATCGTTCATCGCGTTCACTACGGACACAGACCCTTTGTAGCTGGTAGGAGTCGCCGGGGTGAGTTTGTTGATGACGTTCGTAAACGCTTCGACCATGAGAAACACATCCGGCATCGAACGATAATCTCCCCACGCTTGCCGAATGTCACCCTGAAAAACCATCGTCTCTTGATCGCCGTCGATTGCGAAGACCTGGATTGTGTTCTTCGTGATATTGACGGGGTCATAGGTAAGCGTCGTGATGGAGTTCATGTCGCTCTGACTCACGCCATAAATCTGCGTGTGAAGCGTTCCCATCTGATTTCCGCCGCCCTTCTCTATCTCCACAATGGCGCGCAACCCGTCAATGATGATCGTCGTGCCGGGGATCGCCAGAGTGAAAACGAAGCGCAATTCTTTCTTGTTTGTGAAGGAATTATCGCTCATAGTTCCGCCTCGGTCAGATAGATCATCTGGTATCTACCCGCGAGTCCATCGTAAGTAGGATCGCTCGAACCCTGCGTGTCTATGAAGATGAGATAGCCAACAAACGGAGCGTATCCGAACGGGCAGAGCGGCGTTCCGTTGAGCGCGAGAATCCCCGTGGAACAAACTACGCCGCCCACGCTCAAGTCCACAAACAATCCCTGCGGCTTCTGATAGACCGTGATCGAACAGTTCTGCCCTCCAAGTACGGTTTGCACCTGTTGGTTAGGGACGGCCTGTAGAGGGACTTGCAGCATTATTGCATCCTCGGAGACAGAATCAGCAGCGGGACAGAAGTCGGAATCTCGCTAAGTTTGGTGAAGTGTAGAGGCTGCGATTGCACCACGCCGCCGCTTTTCTGTGCGAACGCGCTGAGGGCTTGCGGGATGTTGATTTGCGTCGTCACCACTGCGAACGTAACAGGCCGAATCTCTTTGAGCGGAATCTCGACTGCAATCAGATTCGCGCCCTTCTCATTCGTTCGCTGATAGCTGTATTTCTCAAGTGTGCAATTGAGATATTGAGCTTCTGGGGTGACAACATCATATAGAGCGGTAGATTTCACTGCCGCATCGAGCGCAGTAAAGAATGCGGCGCGGTCTTCCAGTGTCCCATCCAAGATCAGCGTCACCTTCGGCTGCCCCGGCATCTCAACTTTGTTGTAGCTGGCGAATCCGCCCTCTTCAATAGGGAAGTCACTGACGTGCATTTCCTTGATATATTCAAACCTGTTGGTAGAAAGAACGGCGTTTGCATCGCTGCTCGCGCCCAGTTGGATCGCAGACCCAACCGGATAAATCCCCCACTGTTGCACGGTTTGGAGGGAGTTATTCAGAACAGATTGAATCGGCCCTAGCGATGTCACCGTAGACGGGGCCGCACCTGAGCGCGGCACAGATGGAACGCCAGGGGAGTTTGGAACGTCCGGGATGGGGATGAGTGGCATTATCCAAGGCCCGCCTGTGCCTGAACTGCGAACCTGTAATCGAGCGAAGACTTCATGTCCTTAGCGATTCCGTGAGCGTCGGACGCGGTGGTGTGGACGTGGACTTCGCCTATGTTCGTCGTCACGCGCCGGCTGCTGGTCTGCGAGGATGGAGTGTACGCCGCCGCGCTGGATGCGCCGGGAATGCCATTGAGGAACATGCGCTCTTCACCCCGACGGCGACTGAATAGGCCGGGGTTGTAGACTCCGCGCGACGTGACCCGCGATGTCTCGAATGCCTTTGCAGCCTCGTCATACTTCCCAGCACGAATCAGGGCGAGAATGTGCGAGTTCGCCAGTGCGCCGGTATTGAACTGATAATCGGCGAGTGCGCCAAGTTGGTTCTTGCTTAGTTTGAGTCCGGCGGTGAGCTTGGCGACGGTCGCTTGCGCCTTCCCCATGTCGGATTTGTAAAGCGCATCGGCCTGTGCAGTCGTGACCCCGCCTGCGAAGTTCTCTCCGGGCAAAATCTGATGGCCGTATCCAATCGCCATCTTGCCAGCATCGGGATAGGCGAAGTGGCGCAATCCCTCAGCGGCCTTTGTAAAGGCGTCTCCGGTGAGGTTCGCACCCCACTTACCCGCCGCTTCCGTTCCGCGTCCTACGGCCTTGGCTGCGGTAGCGATGCCGCTCCCCACGGAAGACCAGAAATCCTTTGTCTCCTGCCACGCGGCGGAATCCCCACTCCCAGACCAGCCATCCTTCTTGACTTTATCTATCAGCCACCATATTCCCAATCCTGCAAGCACGGCGATTACAGCCCCGATAATTATTGGCGTGGCAAGTCCACCCGTCCCAACCTCCGCCGCCCCTGCTCCGGCCACCACAGCCCCAACACCGCCCGCCTCTGCTGCGTTAGCGGCTGCAATCTCCGCCGCGTTTTCAGCAACCGTCTTCGCCGCCGCCCTCTCGACAACCTGCTCTCCGGCCCCCGTAGCCGCGCCACCACCGATCCCAGTCCCTACAGCCTTCCCGATCTTCTTGGCAAACCAACTTCCCGCCAGCCATGTCCCCAGAGTCCCAAGTATCCCGGCCCCGCCAAGTATCGTGTCCCGCTCCGCGGGGGTCTGTTTGTTGACCCATACGAGAAACCTGTTTGCGGCCTCGGCTACGGGATTCAGCAATTCAAGCAGGTCATAACCGAGCTTTCGATAGTCCAGCCCGATCATCACCATAGACTTCAGAAGTTGGGTCTGCTCCATCGCCTGTTTATCCGACGGCGCCAGCCCCTTCATCGTCTTCAGATAGTCCTTGAGTTGCTGCCCCGGCATCAAAATCAGGTTCATCATGTCCGGGGATAGTCCACCGGCCAGCCCCGCCTGATACGCCGTCTCGCGCTGCGAATCGGTATATTTTCCGCCGGCCCCGAACCTATTGAGGCTGTACTTCTGAATGTCCAACATCTGCTGCTCATGCGGGGCATTCAGTTCGCCGGGGGCTAATCCGATCTGCGTGAAGTACCGCCCAACGGCGGGCATCTCTCCTGATCCATTGAATAGCTGATACCGGGCTGCGGAGAGCATCTGAAACGTGCTTAGGATGCCCTGCGCCGAGCCGCCAAGCCCCCGTGCCGCGCTTCCCCATGCCGAGAGGGACGTTACCCCTATGTTGAGGTTCTGCGACATCCTCTCAAGGGCTGTATTCGCCGTGACCGAATCGACGATGAAGTTCTTGATCGCTACCGTGCCGCCCAGCACGGCAAGGAACTTACCCGCACTCAGCGCGAGGGACGCAAAGCCCGTTCCCGTCTCTTTAGAAGCAGCCGTTACTTTCTTGAGTCCATCTGTGTTTTTCTTGGTTGCGTCGTCAACGTCTTTCAGGTGTTTCGTTACCCCTGGGGTTTTAGACGTGATTCCGCTGGGATCTAGCCCGACACGCACGATTAATTCATCAATGATCGTCGGCATCGGTTACTTCGCTCCCTGAGATAGTAAACTGTTTGCCCCGTCTACAATCACTACCTCCAAAAGATTGTATGCGTCTTCAACTCCGTAGACCGTATCCAGTTCGTGAAGCGTCGCAACGCGCTTGGAGATCAGGGTGCCGATTACTTTCGAGACATTCTTGTAGCCGACTGGATCGTACTTTTGGCCGCCATGATGTTGGGGGAGATGGAGGCGACGCCTCCCTGCAAAAAATCCATGTGTAGCTTCCACACCTCGATTCTCAACTTGAAGCGCGTCAAAACCTCTTCAATGTCATCCTCGATCAGCGGGCGAATGACGTTGGGCTTTGCCGGGTTGGGGATGATTTGTACGCACTCCATCATCTCAGCAAGTAGAGGCTCCGCAACCTCCCACTTCAATCCGCCGATGGACTTCAACCCCAACTCGGCCAGCCCCGACATGCCAAGCTCATCGAAGTTCTCAGGAAGATCGGCATTCGACCCCATGAGCGCAAGTAGAACGCGAGTAGCCCACGCCTCTGCGCGAGACGCGGACATTTCTGTGACGGAGAAAACTTTGCCCTTATCGCGGCCCTCATCCGTCACCGTGTACTGAGCTACTTTTCTCATGCCGTGATGCCCCTTTTCTAACCGTGCGGGAACCTATGGAAAGGAGGAAACACAGGCCGGTGATTTAATCCCGCACGGAACTTGATTACAGCAGCGTCGGCGTGACCGACTCCCACTCCAAAACAAAGTCCATCGGCTGTAGAACCTTTGCAGCGTCCGGCACGGGCTTGAAGTTGGTCAACGTCCCGCGATGGCAGGTGAATGATTCGCCGGTGGAGGGAAGCGAGATTGTCGCCTCGATGTTGTATGTGTCACGGGCTGCAATAGTCGCCGCCGCGATGGTGTTGAAGATGATCTTGCTTGGCGAGTCGGCCTGCAAGGAAACGGTTTGCTTGATGATGACTGGCGTATAGCCGGATGTCTTACGCCCATCCACGCCCATCTGCGTTTCCGCCAACTGCATTCCCTCTGTAGTCCAAGCCTTATCCGCCGCGTACCCCTGCAACTGCTGTGGGGAATTGAACAGGCCGGGAACGGTGATGGTAAATATCGAGTTCGCGGATGTGATCGTCGTGTCATTCATGGTCTATTCCCCTTAGAACTCCTAATATTCTGCATGTGCTTTTTCAGGTTATGGTTAGCACATAAAGTTTGAAACCCATCTGAGAACCCGTTGCGGATAAGCATGTCATACAACCAAGCTCCCCCACCTCTTCCGGTTTTGGTATACCGTTTTCTGTGTTCTGCTCCATCATTCTCGATATGGTCTAGCGTCAACATATCGAGATCATCTGTTTTACATCCATTCCAGCAGCATTGAAGTCTTCCATCTTTTCCGTAATGCATCAGTACCGCAGTCTTTATTTCTTTCTGTCGTAGCCTGCTACTTTCGTTCAACCGCTTAGAACAATTATCGCAGCGGAGTAATTTTGATTCGGAAGGATTGCCACATGAAATGCAAACTCCCGCTTTTCGCTTACCGTCTCGCCATTCCTTTGCGCGTACTTCCGTTTCATCCAGACACTCTTGGCAATCTGCCTTTCCTTCAACTCTTGGCCTATCGCAGCGAGTACACAATCCAAGTTCAGCCCGTTCTATTCTTCGTTCTTTCCGGTACTTCACTGCATCAAACGTACTTACATGATCTTCGGTATATCTCATGCATCAAGTATACCACAAGTCTACATCATATCTATAGAATTGAGTATTAGCTTCTGGATTCCGCCTCCATCTGTAAAAAAGAAATTCTGAATCGGAGTTCCGCGAGCGGCGCGAATTGTTGCACCCGGATCGAGGATTTGCAGATACCATCCCGACGTTGCGATGATCGAGGCCACGTTCTGACCAGCGGCAATGTTGACCTCTGCAATCTCCGCCGCCGATAGTGCAACGCCCGGAACGATTGCGCCAAAGTTCAGAGCCGCGTTGATCGTGTCGAGCTTCACGGCGCGGAGCAACCCGTATCCGCCCTCATCGTAAGGGATGATTCCAACCGCCGTCAGAAGATTCATGTCGGCAACCTGGAATTGATCGGCCATCCAGATTTGATTGACGAACGGATCAAGCCAACGATTCTGTCCGGGGATTTGTCCGGGCGCGAAGAATGACCACCGATTCGCCTTGCTCGCCCACTGCCCGTAGAAGTTGTACCCGTTTGCGACCAGATTGATTTTGATCTGCAAGTTGGTCACGCCCACCGGAAGTCCAGACTGCGACTTAAACATGAACGTGATGCGCCCCTTGGGTTGCGCGAAGTTCACAGAAGCAATCGCGCCCAGCAAGAATGCAGCCTGACTGAGAAGCATCGAAGAAAGCGTTATGCCAGCAGCATAGGCCGCATTCGGATCGCCAGAGATTGCAATGACGCCGTTGTACTTTGCGGCCTTGCTGACGCACCCGAATGGCTCCGTGACGTTCTGCATGATAGCCTGAGAGTCCGTGTCCCATCCGGTGTAGAGGTACGGATTGTAAAGCTGCCCGTTGCTCCAAATGGTGAAGTTGAGCTTGTCTGCCAGATCGGGTTCCCACAGCGTAGTAAAGCCACAGAAGTTCTGCGTGACCGCTACAGCCTTGTCCATCGCAGTTGCGGGCGTATCGACGGCATCCCCGGCGGAAACATACGCTGCGGTTGCCGCACTCAGGCTCAAGTCTTCGGCCACAGCCCCGGTTGCGTATCCCATGCTCGACAGCACCCCGGTAAGGCCGGACGTGATGACGAAGGCGGTCTGTACGCTGTCCCACGCGACGGTGACGGGAACGCCAGTCGAATAGGTTGCGACCGGGCCTGCAACGGTGGAAGACTGGGAAAGCTGATACGTTCCCATGCCGCCCATGTGCCCGTCCGTTTCGGTACTCGTCAACTGTGAAAGGATGACCGAGTTGGACGTGATACCGGCGCATGTGACCAACTGCCCCGGCGCAAAGTATCCCGTCACTGCGCTGGCGATTGTCAGTGTGGTGGTGGAGATTGAGCCATCCGCAGCCGAGCCAATATCCGCGCTTGAGGTCATCGCTTCGGGTGTCGTCACAGTCGATGCGACGGAAAGCTGATACGTTCCCATGCCGCCAAGATGCGAGTCGGTTTCCGTGCTGGTCAACTGTGCGACAATGACCGATCCGGCGGTGACGCTTGCCCCGGCCAAAGTCTGCCCCGGAACGAATGCGCCGGTCACTGTACTGGCGACGGTCAGAATCTTGGCTGCAATCGAGCATGTCGCAGCCGCGCCGGTTTCCGTCAGAAATCCATTAAGCCCCGTAGCGATCGCGGTGGCCACTGCCGATTGCGAAGACAGCGCAGAGAAGTTCATTCCCAGGGCCGTGCGCGTGTAGCCGTCAACCACGATACTCAGTGACCCAGCCATCGCCTGCCACTCCGCCTCCGTGAGTGCGGACAAATTGCCGGATTGCAGGAACGCGGCGCGGGCCGTCAGATTGAACGGAGCAAACAGCATTGCGCTGGGCTTGACGGTCGAATTGTCATACCCATTGAAATACGTCGGGGCGAGCGCAGCCTCATCCGATGCAAGACCGAAGAAAGCAATTACCGCATCCGTACTGGGGAAACTCAACACCTGCAATGCGGGCATGAGAGGATTCTTCGTCAGGAAAAGCCCGCTGAGTAGAGCATCGCTGCCCCCCGCGCTGAGAACGCTTGGAATTGCTCCAACGATGTCGGATGCAGGTATGCTCATAAATCCTCCACTATATTCATCGCCAAAGCATCGGCGGACTGCTGTGGCACTATTATAACAGCATTGTATTGGAGGCTCGCCGTGAGTACCCAGCGAACCTCGTATTGCTCCTCACCCGTCATCAAAGGGGCTTGCGTCCCGTCCGAGCAGTAGAGCGGTTTGATGTTGCACGGGAACTGTGCGGCGGCGTAGGGAGTGCGGAAAACGCCCTTGACTGCCCTGCACCAATCGCCGGACGCGGGGCCGTAGAAATCTACCTGCACGTCGATACGCGCTGGGCCTTTGATGGAGGTTGTCTGGTCTGCATTATTCAAAGTCTGCGGCGTTTCCAAATCGACGGTCATCAACTCAGTAAGCTCGACGAACGGCCCCGCTGGGGGAGCTACGCGATTGACCTCTGCGCGGATAATGTCTGCGCTGCCCACGAACGGCTGTAGGAATGTGCCCAGGGCGGTGATAACGTCGTCAATGGCAATCGAGGGCTGGTAGTTAGCCATTGGAAGACGCCCCCTGCAACACAATCGCCGCCTTTGTCCACGTTGCCCATGACTCTAAAATCTTGACCACCAAATATGTCTGCCCGCCGAACTGTATCAGATCGCCACCAACACCCTCAGCGCGGAGAACGCCTTGCAGTATGCCGCGCAGATAGATCGCTTGGATGCGTCCCTGTAGATTCAATCCCTCAACTTGCCGCAAGTCGGAGTAGTCCAACGCCTGTATCTGTGCGGGGCCAGTCACCGGCGCGGCGTAGGTTGGCACCTGTTTCAGCCCCGCGCCCATCGTGAATCCCGTAGAGCGCAGAATGGTTACAATCACGTTTTCATTGATCGTGTTCGCTGCCGCGTTCGCTATGGTCTGCAAGTCCATGATTATGACTCCACTTTATACGCAGGCGACCGCGCCATTGTGCCAGTCCAGACCAGCGGCTTGCCCTGCGTTCCCGTTGCGCCCGTCTCACCCGCTGCCACGGCTCGCTGCGCGGCAACCACATCACGCGCCCGGATGTTCTGCGGACTGTTGCCAAACTGCTTGCGAAGCATGAGCGTAGTGGGCGACAACGGCGGGGCAGTTAGATCGAAGATGCTCTGCGTGATCGCGCCCGCAATGTCTTCGCCCATCATGCCAAGAACTTTAGGTCCATCGTAGTTTGTCGCCTTCGCCTCGGCTGCCATCTTTGCAGGCCATGTCGGGGATTCCTTCGCAACCATCGTGCGAAAGAATGGGCGCGGCGGCGCGGGGAAGCGTCCCCCATGCCCAAACTCATTCCAGAATGCGATAGACGCTTCCTGCCCCTCAAGAAACCCAACGTCAACATGCCCGCTGCCTATCTTGCTCGCTATTGCCTTGAGCTTTGCGGTGACACGTTCTGAGAGTGCCAGTTCCATTATTGCTCCCCACAAAGGTAGACTAGCACTTCCTCAATTCCATCGTCATCCATCGCCAGTTTGATTGCTGAGACTGTCGGCAAACGCAATTCGCCATTGTTGATGCGCTCAAGATCGTCTCGCAGTTCCGACGTGTACATCCCCAGCCGGATTAGTAGTTTGTCAGCAGGCATGGAACGTACCTCATACCGCGTAGTGAAGTTGTAGCCTGCCAGAAGGCCGCGCCATACTGGGACTGTTGGAACCATGCTCCCGTGCCCGGCGTGGGCGGCACACCCTCAAAGCTCGCCGATACGGTGCCCTCTCCCGCTTGGCTAACACGTCCTACCGGCCTCGCCTGCCCATCCGCGCTCAGATCGCCCGCCAGGAAAGAAATATGTGCGGTAATCATGTTGAGCAACACGCCGCGCCGCGCAATGTCCTGTACGGGAGAATCATCACAGTTGGACAGATACAGGCCCGCTTCCAAGAACAATGCCCCCAGGCGCAAAGGCTTGGAGGCATTGACGGGTAGAAACTCCGGGTAACGTGCGAGAAAGAGAGCCGAATTGAAGACAGCGACCGCCATAGCTACTCCGTTGCGGGCTTGACTCCGGCGGCTGTCCGCGGCATCGGTTCGAGGCCGGTCTTCTCATCCTTCAATTCCCGCGCCTTCGCCGCCGCATTGTTTGTGCTGCTGGACTCGAAGATCGCGCCGGACTTGAGCGGCTGGTAATCGGGATACTTCGCCTTCCAGGCCTCCCAGAATGACTTTTCGACCTCCGTGGTCATGTGTGTTGCGCCGATGATCTTGGAGCTATTCAACCCCAACAGCGTGACCGTAGCCTTGCTGGTCGGGTGATGCAGCGTGAGGCCGTGCGGCAACCTGCTCGCAATGATGATGCTCTCTGCCATGTGTCTCCCCTTCTAAAACAAATTGAGGGCCGGGTGTTTGCCCAACCCTCAATCCATACTACACCCAACGAACTGTCACATTTACACGCCGATCATGGTTGTGATGGCGAAGGGGCGAAACACGAGGCACCCCCATGTGCCCTGTGACTTTTTCTGTTTGAAGCTGGACATGTTGACGACGATGGGATGAGCCCGCAGTTTCTCAGTGAACGCGACGGAGGCGGTGCGCTGCCCCTCAATCTCGTCGATGATGAGCTGCACAATGTTTCCGGCGGCGGTTGCGTACTCCGGCGCCGTCAGGATTCGCAGGTTCGGGAAAATCCCCTTCAGCATCGTGATGACATCCACGTTGTAGATCGTCTTGCTGAAGAGAGCCGTCTTGGACATGGGAGACATGACCAGCGTCATCTTGGCATCCTCTTCCAGCAACCCGTTCGCCTGGATCACGGCCTGCGCGTAGAGGTATCGGATGTCTCCGAGTACGTCAAGCGCGGACGCGAGCGGTGCGCCGGTCGAGGTAGTCCATGCCGTGTAGGAAGTGGCGGAAGGCCCACTGCCCGTCGGCGTGTCGGACTTCACGATTGGAGTGATGGCCGGGAACAAGCTCGGATCGTTGAGTAGGCCGTAGTTTTGCAGGCCCGCGACGCCGAAGAAGTACGTCTTGTTCTGGAACTTGTTGAGAGTCAGCACGGACGCGATGTTGATGCGGTTCGCCCAGTCAATCCGGGCCAGCGCAGCCTTCTCCAACTCACGCTCGCCCCACTGCGTAATCACTTGGTAGTGATACGACTGGCGCTGCGGGAAGTTGACGTTGGCTCCGGCCACGCCGTTCTCGGCATAGTCGCCGTAGCTGCTGGTTTCGCCGGTGGACTCCACGATGGGGAACATGGCCGTCTCGGTTGTCCAATCGCCCTTCTTGATCTCATCGCCGACGATCTCAGCCGCCTTCATCGGTGCCACAAGAATCTCGATCATCTTGGGGTCGATGTAGGTGGACAGGAACGCGGGGATGCCACTGTTGCTCGTGGTGACGAGCGAGGGCTGGGCATCCATCGCAAGACGGATGTTGCCAGCTACGCCGTCCATCTGGAGCGCAACGTCGGGGACGCCGACAAAGTGGATACCAGCCTGCTCTTGCAGTGATTGAAGAATTGCGTCCATGTTACGCTCCCCATGTCGAGATTTTTACCAGTTCGCCAACAGCGGCAACGGACTGGGCTGTGAAGTTCGTGATGATTCCCCCAGCGGTGATAACGATGGTGCCAGAGGGGGTATAAGCGGTGCCCGGAATGTTGAGGCCATACAGTCCGACCCCGCCATTCGTCCCGCTGATGAAACTTGCGATGCTTGTGCCAGCCGGGATTCCGCCTGTTGCCGTGATGGGCATTCCGGGGACAAGCGTTCCGGTAACGGCGGTCACGTTCAAGACGCTCCCGAAGGTGGTCATGCCGGTTGCGCTCGCCACATAGCTTGTGCCGCGAACGCTGATTGTGTAGACGCCCGCCGTGGCCACGCCGCCGCCACTGACAACGCCAGTCACGGTAGCATTGGCCGGGAATCCGCCCGCAGCCGTAGCAATGGAATCGCCGACCGAGACGAGGCCCGTCGAAGCCGTGATCTTGACCACGTTGCCAAAGCTGGTCACGGTCGCTGTGCTGGTCGTGTTGTTCGCGCTCAGAACGTAGGTGCCTGCGCCGCCGGTCACGCCACCGGTATCCTGCGAGACGACAGTGGTTCCAGGGATGATTCCAGTGCCGCTTACCGTGTCGCCGATGCTGATAAGTCCGGTGACGGAGGTGATGTCGATTCGGCTGGCATCGCCGGTGTGTGCGCTGCCTGTGGAGGTCGAGCCGAGTGCGCCGGTGTTGGTTGAGCCGAGCGCGGCGGTAATGGCCGAAGGAACTGCTGGCAGAGAGCCAATGCCCATGAGCGCGGAACCATCGGCGTACAGTGCATAGATGGCTTCGTTCATCGTGGAGGCCGTTGTGCCACCGTTCTTGGCGAAGAAGTCTCCCTCCTGGTGTAGTACGACGGGGAAGCCCGCCGGGATGAGCATGGAGGACTCGGCCAGGTACTGCACGATGAGTCCCTGCTGCTCGCGGTGTACGAATCCCGAAGGTGCAACGCCAGCCGCGCCGTAGTTGGTAACAGTGCGACCATCGGCCCCAACCCATGCGAACTTGCCAACGGTGACGCCAGCAGGCCCAGCCACCAAACCACCGGGGCCAGCAAGAACCGATGCGCGAGGATTCGCCGACGCGAAATCACCGGCAACGGCAGGAGCGGGTGTGAGATTGACTACTGATTGAAAGGGCATCGTTTTCTCCTGTGGTTAGGCGTGGCTGAATCGTGATGCATTGGGGAACTTCGCCTTGAGTCCGGCGGAATCCTGGGCGAGAGTGGCAATCGGCTTAGTCTTCTCAGACGCGAGCGAGAAGAGAGCCTTGAGAGCCGGAACGCCGGTGACGCCCTTGTGGTCAACCTTCAGATGGTCGAGCGCAAAGCCGTAAATCTCTTCGGCGGAGTCCTGAGCGAGAACGTCTCCCACAACCGGGCGAACGATGCGAGCGGCTTCGGCAGCGTCGCGGAGTTCAGCCTTGAACGAGTCCATCGCGGGCTTGATCTTCTTGGCGACTTCCTCTTCGCTGTCCTTCGCAGCCTTGTCCTTGGCGGCTTTGTCTTTCGCCTTCTTGTCCTTGGCTTCCTTCTTCTTGCGCTCGTCCTCTTCGTCGTCGTCTTCCTCTTCGTCTTCGGCGGCGGCTTCCTTCTTCTCGCGGGCCTTCTTCTCTTCCTCGGTTTCGTCCGCATCCTTCGCGGCCTTTTCCTTCGGCTCCGGGTCGTTATCGAGAATGGCGTCCATCACGGCGTCCACCTTTTCCTTCTTCAGTTCGGCGTCCATCGCAAGCAGCTTCGCGCCCACCGCTGCCTTGTCAAAAGTCTTCTTGACCGCCTGCCCTACCAGACCAGGCAACGCGGAATCCTGCGCCAGCTTCGATGAAGCCGCGCCCAGTGTTACGAAAAGTGCCTTGCCCAACTTGGTCATCTTGGTCATGTCAACCCTCGTGAATGGATTACTGTCTGCTGCTGCTACGTCTGATCCTGCTCGCCCAGATTCTACCACAGCGAGATGGTTGCCAACAATCTGAGTCATTATACCATCATAGTGTTCTCCCTTGTAATCGCCGGGTGTCATCACCGGGACATAGTGGTACGAACAGGAGAACTCCATCACAGTTTCCGTCTCGATCCCCGCAATAGCTTTCGAGTCCCAGATTGCAACGTCGGCGTCAAGGTACGGATCGTTGAACTCCACGTCCGAGCCGATGGCCCCGACAATTAGCTTCTTCTTTTCCTGCTCATCCATCGTGTCGTAAGTCGTCACGGGGACGTGTTTGGAGAGAATCTGATTGCGCTCAAATGTGGGCGCGGCCTTCTTGAGTTCGCCGGGTTCGCGGAAGAGATTGTATATTTTATCGGGGTCAAGCCCCAGCGCATCGGCACCGGGAATCTCGCGGCCATAGTACGGATTCACAGACGCTTTGCTGATATGCGTCTTGGAGATGTGCATTCGCCCGTCCGCGTCTATTGTGCGGGCCGATGCGTCTAAAGCAATGTCCCCAGCGTATCCGTTGGCATGGGCCGCCGCAGCTTGCTTCTCGGCATCGGCACGGTCAGGATAGCAGTGGCCATGATCGCCCCACTTGAAACCCTTACCGCCCTCCGGCAATGTGCATTCCATGATCGGCATATCGTAGCCATTGTAGCACTGCAAACCTAGCTGATTCATCACATTACGAATTGTGTTGACACTTTGCGAAATGTGCGTATACTGGAAATTGAACTGAGTATCAGGAGGCACACATGCTTTACATCCTCATCGCACCATCCGCAATCGCTTTCGTCCTCGCAGGCACAATCGAAATGATCGCTGCTCTCTGGCCGGAGACGAATCTCTAATGAACGCTTCCGTCGCCGCCCGCATCCTCCGCGCATCACAGACCAAGCCGCCCCGCGCTCCCGTGCCGCATCTCTGCCCGAAGTGCAAGCGGACAATCGTAGGCACACGCGCTTTCAGGGCGCACAAACCGCAGTGCAAAGGGGGAGCGAAATGACGATAGTCCTAGAGCGCGATGGTAGCGGACGCGAGATACTTTGGCAGTGTTCAGAATGTGGCAAGCCATTCAATCTCGGATGGGGGTCGAAGTGCAACGCATGTATCGCTCAAGAGAAACGCCACGCGCAACTGATACGAACTATCAGGGCTGTCAGCGTGTCGATAGTGGACAAGCCCGTCGATCCGCACTGCAAAACGAGCGACGGGGAATACCTTACTATTGATTGGGAAGAAACAATCTAAGCCGTCATGTGCGGAAGGATCGGGCGGTCACTGCACCTGCACTCGATTTCCTCACCTGGCCAAATGAATCTCCCCACCGCGCTGTCCCACATCCCCTGCGCAATGTTGTATCGCTTGCCGTTCATAGCAACGTGAGTGGGACGTGGTTTCTTTCCGCCGTGGGAGTGGAGCCAAATCGCTTCCACAATCCCCAGTTCAAGTTTGCGGGTGCGCGATACCGCGGATGTGGCTTTATTGCTCTGATCCCTTGCGATTAAGTACGCCCGGTTTGCGGTATGCGGATACAACGCCTGCAACGCCTTCACCATCCCCGGCAAGTCACGCCCCGCCGTGTACGACCGGCTTACGATTCCCTCGACCTGCAACAAATACTGCTGGGGTATCGACTTGATTAGCCCCACGTTCTCAGCAAGGCAAGCGTCGAACGCATCGCGCATCGCCGGTGTCATGGTGAATTTCACCGTCCACCCGGCATCCTTCAACGCCATACGCATTGCTGTGTCAGATCCTCTAAACGCATTCTTGAGGTACGTCTCGGCAACCGTGGGGGCGGCTTCATCGAATCGCTTGAGCCATCGTTTGACCAGTTCGCGGAATGTTCTTTGCGCCTCACGGTACGGGCTTGCATCCTGAGCAAGCAAAGGGGGCGCGGCGCGATAGTTCGCCTTGAGCCAATACTCCACGCTGTTGGCCATCTCATCAATCAGCATGAGCATCCGCGCACGATACCGCGCAGACAATCCTTCGTTAGCGTGTATGGCGCGAGCGACCTTACTTCTTGGCTTTGGAATTATTGCCATCGGTCAGCCCCTTGGTTTCGTCCGGCTCATCCGGCTCCGGCAACTGCGGCTCCACTGACAAGTCCAGCCCTTCATATCCCGAATCAGTGTCACGCGCCAGCCGCTCCCGCTCTTCCGCTGGCGACAGTACGCCCCGGTCGATGTAGTTGCAGGCCGATGTGCTCTTCGATGTCAGCACGTCCGCCTCTTCTTTGGCTGTCAACTGGAAGAGCGGCTTGAATGCGAACGTGATGTCAGGGTCAATCTTGCCGTACATCGAAAGCTGCATCACCTTCAGCACGGTTTCAATCGGGACGCGCCAGTTCGACTCTTGCATCGCAGCAATCAGGTCGTACCACACGCGAATCTCGCCCTCGCTTGAGGCGTTCAATCCCGTTGGTGAGATGCCAGTCAGAACGATCATCGGCATCCCCGAAGGCAGTCCCATGTGTTCTTCCGCCTGCGACTGCAACTCTGATAGCCCACTCAGTGGCGTGTTGACCTGGACAAGCTCTTCGCGGTCTTTATCGAGCAGCATCAACCCGCGATTGTTGCGCGTGAGTGTGAAGAGTTCGGCCCGCTTGAATAGGTCTGTTCCATCATCCCCGCCGGTCAATACTTCATCCATGCTGGTCGCCAGGGCCGTAACGCTGAAGTTCGAGATGAGGTCAGAAACGCTCCGTCGTGTACGAATCCAGTTGTCCACATACGGCTCCGCAAGTTGGGTCAGGCTCATCCCTGAAAAGTTGAATGCGGGCTTGAGCATGTCCGGCAATGGCCGCGTGATAATCGTCATCAACCGGCTGGCGTGTACCTGTTGCCCCAGCATCCACCACTGCGACGGTTTGTAGAAGTCTGGGGCAACGGGATTCAGCGCGTTCCATGCGACCGGAGTTGTCCACATCGCTTCGACCGTCTTGACGCCGCGAAACGAGTCCATACCGATGGTGCGCGAGTCCAGAACCAGCGGCGTTTGATTGTCGTGTCCCTTGAGGTCGATGAAGATTTGCCCGCGCCCAAAGTACCCGTCATGCTCCGCCGCGGTTTGGATTACCTTTTGCAGCCCAAGTGTCTTCAACTCCTGAGTCAGTTCGGTAATCTTCTCTTTCGTCTCATCGCCCGCCGTCTCGGAGCTATTCAGCTCGATCCATTCGCGGGTCAGCTCGATTGAAAGCCTCGATACCATCTTCTGAAACTCAGACCGCGTGGCAAGCATAGCGAGGTACTGATAGCCGGGAAACCCAACAGCATCGCGCATCCCGTTCATCATGTATGCCCAGGTGTTCCGCATACCCGGAATGGCGGAGTCCATCGCTACGCCCGCTGTGTGGCCTGTAGGCACGACTCCGGGGGGCAACACGGGCGGCTGCACCGGGAAGTGATGGGTTGGTACGTTCGAGCCTTCGCGGGCCAGTGTGAGAGCATGGGACAACTGAGAGCGACGCTTCTCAACGGCGGGGGCAGGCGTAACGGGCTTGGGAAATGGCCACATACGAGTTATTGTACAACTCCCATCGCAGCGTTGAGGGCCGCCTGATTGATTTTCAACCTGCCCCACAGCGGATAGAGTCTGCGGAGGGCTTGCGTCATGCTGTCCACCCAGTCATCATGCGCTGCCGCCGGGAATGCCGTCACCTCGGCAACGTAGGCACGAATCCACGGAGCAATCGCCTCATGGGGCAGAAACACGTTGAGGGCTTCCCAGTAGCTTGTCACCGCATGAGCGCGAGCTAGCTTCGACCCGTCCGGCTCTATCGGAATGATACCCGGAACGTGAGCTTTCAGAACATCAATCACCGCTGGGCCGTTTGCCTTATCCTCAATCAGGATTTCGCGCGACTGTGGCCACTTCTGATGCAACGCCACAACCGCCTTTACCGTTGCGCTGAAACTAAGACGATCATGTACCTGGTCGAGCAGGTAAGCGTTTGCGCCCGCCCGCCCCCACACCTCGCCTGCAACAAAGTCCGTGCCATCCGTATCCTTGAACGTGCAATCCCACGACGTAACAACCTTGTCCCACTTCTGAGGCAAGTCTTTGGGTAGGTAGTATTGCAGCCCCGATTCTTTGAATACGTTGCCGCCCAGCGCACGAGGGCTTTGTTGGTACAAACACGACCACCAGTAATCGGAGAGCAGCCCCTTCGTCTCGCGCAGCTTTTCGATGCTGTGCAGTTCCGGGCATAGTGCACCCGCTGGAAGGTCTGGATTGTAGCCAACCTCATCCGGCAGGTTGATGGCCGGGAAGCGCAGATGCGTCAAGCGTGGATTGCCTGCGTACATCTCCAGAATGCGCCCCGGCAAGTCGTCCATCGCCCAGGAAGTTGCCATGATGATCTGCCCGGAGTTCTGACTGAGACGCGTGGTGAATACAGCCTGATACCAGTTCCATTGTGACTCTTTTACTGTCTCGCTGAGGGCTTCTGATTCGCCCTTCGTCGGATCGTCAATGATGCCGATGTCTACCGGCCTGCCAGTGAGTCCCGCGCCGACACCAACTCCGACATAGCTTCCCGATCCGCCGGGTGCCGTAAACTCCCCCATGCGGTCGAGAGCAAACTTGCGCTTCTCTATCGACACTGGGAAGAGTCTTTGATGCTCAGGAGAGGCCAGATTGATGCGAACGCTTTGCGCCATTGTGTTAGCAAGCGAGTCGGCATAGCTGGCCGCACCGATGCGCCACTGGGGGAATCGAGAGAGTAAATAGGCGGGGAGCTTGCGCGATACGATCTCCGATTTTCCACTTTGTGGAGGTGCCTGCAATACGAGAATGGGCCGCTTGCCCGCTTGCACATCGTCAACAAACTGGTCGAGCGCGGCACAGACAGCCTCCGAATACGCGCTGTGCCGGTAGGACGGGAAGGTGTAGGAGATGTACTCGCCTATCGACCGGCGAGCCTTGCGCCGCGCTAGAAGCTCAGATGCGGCCTCGGATGGAGTAATCACACCTTCTCACCCGGCTTGCACTTGCCTTGGCGAAACCGTGTAGGGATATAGTATGGTTTTGGTCGGGGTTGCGAGTCTCCCGCGTCAGACTGTGACCGCGCTCGCATCAACGGCTCCGCAGCCGCCGTTCTTTCAACCCGTCTGTCCTCTCGGCTCTGGGTTAGGGCGTTTGAACTATTCCCCGATAGGCGCATGAAGATCACTTTAGACCGGCTGCGATCCTCCGCCTTGGCTTGGGCATTTATCTCCGCAAGCAGGACGTTTGGGATTCGCATGGAAATGAGCGATGTATCACGCATGAATACAGTGTATCACGCCTTGCGCTCTGCAATCAGGCTAGCCAGCTGGTCATCCGTCAAATCCACCGCCGCCACTGTTACGGGGATAGGCCCACCGTCCGGCCCGCTGATCTCCTGCTGTACCTTGTCACCGTAATCCAATGGAGTATCCGCTTTAGCAAACCCGCGCAGCAGCTTGCTTGCCTCCCACTTGGCGAGGTCAACGCGAGTACGTAGTAGTTGCACAGCCGCCCCGTCTACGCGCTCACTCACCCCGCCGTCAGGATCAGGCACGCTGCACATAGGCGTTTCAAGCAACATCTCAGTTGCATCCTCAATCCTTGCCTCAACTTGCGCCCGTCTCGCGTGCGCGTACTGTGTGGCGAAATCAGGATTGCGAATACGCCATGTTGAGATAGTTTCATACTCAGGCATCCCCGGTGAGCGACAGATAGAGCGTATGCTCTCGCCCGTATACATCCTCTGAAGCACAACCTCTGCTCTATCGGGAGTGTAGCTGCTCGGTCTGCCAGCCTTTGCCATTGCTGAATTATATCCTAAGCGCAGTCCAGGTCATGCCGCCTTCTTCTGCGGCACATAAACTACCTCACCGTGGATGAGCCACAACGTCTCGCCCGTTTCTGAATTGCACCACAGGCCGTCGAAAACGGGGTCCGGGCGGAATCCGCGAGCGATCAGATCGAGTTGGGCGTTTACGTCCATTTGTGGGCAGTATAGCATAATGCTTGACACAATGTACAGCATTATGTACTATAGATGGATGCCACCAATCAAGAGTCCGGTATGCAGCAAAGGCCATAAATGGAGCGGGAAACGCAAAAACGGCGCGGGATATTGCCGTATTTGTAACACTGAATGGGCGCGTATTCAGCGCAAGTCTAAGAAAACACAAGCTAAAAATAATTGAAAATAATGCTTGACAAGGACAGTGTACAGCATTATGCTGTATTTGTTGCATGAGGACCCACAGATGACACGATATACGAACCTTCCAGCCGGTACGCGGATTAACTACACGGGCGATATGGCCAATCAACCCAGCGATGACCTGCACACAACCGCTCCCATCTCTGACGGTTTCACTGACCAACGCGACGAAGACGCCGCCGATCAGGATTACTGTGACCGCGCCATTGCATAGTCCAATTCACGCGCAATCGCAGCCTAACCGTTTTGTTGCAGAGGACACACAGATGACACAGCAACTCAATTCAGATCACATGTCCTATGCATCTTTCCCAACCATGAAAGACGCGGCGTCCCATCGGTCAATCTACGGTGGATGGATCTTCGCCGTCGAAGGAGGATCAGAGTTCATTTGGTTTGACATCTCTTTTACTCCCACGCCGATCATCAACCACAGAGCAACGCGCGGCCTATCTGGCTGTCTGTACTAACCAACAGAATCAGCGAGAAAGGCGAAGCGCGATATCGCCAAGCGGGAGGCACAATGAGTACGTTATGGAGGAACAAATCATGGCAAGCACCCCAAGACTGAAGGTTTACAACCGTGAGGGCGGGTACGTTGCGTCTTTCAAGCACGCCGAAGATGCCGCTATCCTGATTGCTGGGCTGGGAGAAGAGTCTCAAATCCGCGACGGTCACAAGTTTGTTGTTTGGCACGAAGGGCACGAAATACAGCCAGCGATGGAGTCTTACGACACCGTAGCTGAGTGCGTTTACGCCCGCATTGAGGCTGGCCCCGGTAAGGGTACTCCAGCCACGCTCAAGTTCGTAGTGGTCACACCCGAAGAGGAGGCGGCAATCCTCAATGGATAAGATGGCCCCTATTCTCAGGCAGGTAAACAACGCCATCTCTCCAGATGAAATGTCTGTGAGCGAGGCTCTGGAGTTCGTCAAGGAACTGATTGGCGAACTCGAAATCATCGCAGACGGTCTGGAGATGGACAAGAGGCGATCATGAGCAAATCGAAAGAATCACACGCTAGCAGCCTAACGGAGTAGCTGCAGGATGAGGGGTGCGCTTTAGAACCTGAGTCGCTTGAGACCTCGGATTAGCCGACATGGGAAGCCGACATAGACCGACGACTTGGCCGCCGAGATAGCTGAAAATTGAGAACATCCCCTTGCGGTGGTAGCTCAGTCCGAGTGGGGAAAACAGAGTAGGCGATGAAGTAGGCGAACTAGAGCGCACCACCTGGTTTCACAGAGACTGAGTAGCACAGAGAGGCAAGAAAATGAAACCAAACGACATAATTTGCCCAACATGCGGGGAGTTTTGCGGAAAGCGTTACCCCTCGACGTTTGAAGACCCAGGGTTTTGCGAAGGGATAGGTGAGAACTTTGTACTCGACATGGTCTGGCACTGTTCCCAGAATTGTCTCGATCAAGCGAATTACGAGAAGAGCTTACCTACGGAGCCTTCTCATAGGGAATGCTCAGCTTGTGGTGCGACAATTCCGCACCCTGGTGATTCGTTATGCAAGGCGCGGGAAGTTAGAAAGCAATGCGTTTGCGGCCACACTTGGATTGGCACGATTCAAGACGAAAACTGCCCCAGATGCTCCTGCGAGTTCGGGAAGCCGCAAGCGAATGGACCCGCGCCACGGGAAACTGTCTGGATTGATCCTCGCACGGGTGATGCGTGTAAGCGATGCGGCGGTACTGGAAAGATGCCGCCGTGGCCTGGGTCAAACGGCTTGGTTGCTTGTGGAGTTTGCCGTGAACATTCAAAGCAGTAGCAGCCTAACGGAGTAGCACTAAATGAGGAAAGGAAACGAAGATGAGCAAGATTGACAATTCATCGCTCCATCTCATGCGGCTATGTGCGCGTGACCAAGACTCGGAAGGATGGACGAAAGTGAGCCGTGTTGTGTGGCCTGCAATCGAGAAAGTGCCGACCGATCTTATGGAGAAGCAGCAGAATCAGGATGGAAGCGGGCGCGTACGACTCACGGCAGAGGGGAACACGGTAATTCTGTGGGTCTAGCTATCCCTCCACGCAATTCAACCGCAACTCTGGAGATGCAAAGATGGACATCAAGAATCTAGCCGGAGTCGTGCTATTTACGCACGAATCGCAAACGATCAAAGAGGCAATAATAGCTGCTGTAAAGCGCGGTGCCGACCTGCGCGGTGCCAACCTGAGCGGTGCCAACCTGCGCGATGCCTACCTGAGCGGTGCCTACCTGAGCGGTGCCGACCTGCGCGGTGCCGACCTGAGCGGTGCCAACCTGAGCGGTGCCAACCTGAGCGGTGCCGACCTGAGCGATGCCTACCTGAGCGGTGCCGACCTGCGCGGTGCCGACCTGAGCGGTGCCGACCTGAGCGGTGCCAACCTGAGCGGTGCCAACCTCAGGGGTGCCAACCTCAGGGTTGCCAACCTCAGGGATGCCGACCTCAGGGGTGCCGACCTCAGGGGTGCCGACCTCAGGGTTGCCAACCTCAGGGTTGCCAACCTCAGGGATGCCAACGGTGAGAAGAAAAAGATCGTCACAATGCGCGTCTTTACCGAACTCTACGAATATCAGGTGTGGGCCGTGCTATTCGAGGACGGTTCGCGTTGGGTGCGGATGGGG